ACCAATAGAGCAAATGGAGTTTGACCTGATAGGGTCTATAGAAGCTATCCATAAAGAACTTGGCAAGTTTCTAGAAAAGGCTAAAAGCAGTAAATGAAAAAACTTTCTCTAAGGGCTAGAGCAGTCCTGTTTTACTTTGCCAACAGTGACATGTCAATTAGCGCCGATAGGCTGTCTAAGGAAGTAGCTGAGGGCAGAGATGCAATACAAACCGCACTGAAAGAACTGCGAGACGTTGGATACATTTTAACCCGTAAAGAACGGGTTGGAAACCGCGTTGTGACTGTAAGTTATGTGACTGAAAAGGGTTTTCTGGAGGCGGGTTCCTGGGGCCTGAAAATCCCCCGTCAGATACAACAGAGTGTGCAGAATAGCACAATACAAGTATTAGCTAATTCTGCTATAAATATAAAAAGAGTAACAATCGGCGAGCGATTGGGAGACCTTGTGGGATATGATTTTTTTGAAAAGACTTCTAATTTAGAAGCTCTTGAGCGAGAAGCCGAGCGCGTAAAGTCGCAGGACCATAAACGTCAAGAATACAACGACGCAAAAATGCGGCATCACGAAATGCTAGCTAACAGCAAAGAGAACCGTGAGGTCAAGGATTGGACTGTCAAAGATTCCGTCATAGAGTTTGCTACTAAGATGGGTCAACGTTGGGATATTAAACCTTGGAATATGGCTGGCTCTAGATTTTTTGAGGCTTTAGGTGCTTCTCGTAAAAAATACAACACTAACGGAGTTATAGAGCAGGAGATGATTAACCTGTTCTTTACTCAATTGGCTGTTAACAAAGAGAGCGATGGAGATAAACTTTGGAAATTATTTATTGCCCGTTTTTCAGAACTCGCTACTCAAGCTAAAGTTCGAGTAAATTCCCCTGAAGACCTAGAGACTGCTCAAGTTCAAGCAGATGAGTCTTTATCTAAGTTCCGTGCTAGAAGGGGTGGTAAAAGTGTTTGAGTTAAAAGACTTTGATAAAAAGGTTAGGCGCCGTGCTTGGCTCCAAACAGCAGGTATTCCTAAGAACCGTTTTGGGTGGACCTTAGCCGACTGTGTAGACACCTCTAAAACGGTTTTGGAGGCGATTTCAGAGTGGTTTGAGGCTGTGCGTGAAGGTCAGATAGTCCAAGCAATTAAAGACCCTGATTGCGGTCGTGGAATCCTTTTTTACGGAGAACCAGGAAGGGGTAAAACTACCCTTGCTTTAGCCATAATTCAAGAGATGATGACTGAGTTTCCTTTAGAGGCTTTTGGTTCGACTAATAATGGTGTTTTAGTGCGCCCTTGTTATTTTTCTACCTTTAACGGGGTTTTAGATTTAAAGGGGCGATTAATGGAAGAGCATACAGAGGCTGAAGAAACTCTTTACCTAGGTATGCTGGGAGACTGCAGGGACCCTGCGTATAACATTCGGGTATTAATAATTGATGATGTAGGTAAAGAACACACAAGTTTGTCAGGTTGGCAAAAAAATATGCTTCATCACGTTTTGCGAACTAGGTTTAATAACGGACTTCCTACTATTGTTACTAGTAATATTTCAAGAGACAACTGGGCAGCTTCTTATGGAGACGCTACGGGAAGTTTTATTAAAGAAGCGTTTTTATACATCCCTGTTATAGGAAACAAGGACTTAAGATAATGGAGGAAACATTGAGCACCGAAGTAAAACTTGTTCAAGTGTTTCTAAACGATACTCAAGTTCCTGGACCAAGTATTTTTGAAGTTTCTATTACTGATGAAGGCAGGGTAGTTTGTAACTGTCCAGGATTTAAAGGGCGTTATTCTTGCAAACATTCTAAAGTAGTAGTTAGCCGTATGGAACTTAATAACGGGGTATATGTTCCAGAGTTGTCTCCAGATGTAACTGACGAAGATATAGCAAAAGCTCATTTATCTAACAAGAACAGTAGAGAGTTTATTATTAAATTTGGTATACCTGAGGTAATCTAAAAATGTTAAAAGGGGACATAAGTAACGATTTACCAAAAAGAGTTGTAGTCCTTGCCGATACGTTTTTAGATTACGAAATAAAAATTAAAAAGGTTCTTAAAGTTATTCCTAGAACCTCAAAAGACATAAAATTTAATAGGTCAATACTTAGCCGACTATACGTCTTTGCTCAAAGGGTTGGTTATACGATGGAGTTAGCGTCTTTTACCTTATCTGAAGATGAATTACAGCTATTAGTAGATAACCTTGACAAGATGGGGACTAATCCGTTTAGATACTTCACTGCATACGAATCGGTAGAGCACCTGGTTTCAGAACTTCCCTACAGACCCGAAGTAGTTGGTGTTTTAGATTTACCTTCAAGAATGTTACGTTACGGACACTGGGGATTGGACTTCACACAGCTATGAACAAAGAGACTTTGCTTCTTAGCAAGGCAATACAGGACCGTGACTTAACGCAGCTATTTCAACGCAACGTAAACGATTCTTGGTTTTTAGATAATGAAGACCGCAAAGTATGGTCTCTTCTTAAAGCGCATTTTACCAATTATGGTGAATGCCCAAGCATTGATGTAATTAAAGATAACTTCCCCTCTTATCAAGTAGTTCAAGTAAATGACAGCATTGAATACTTACTTGATGAGTTAATTTCTTCGCGTCGTAAATCTGCAACTATCACCATGATTGGTGAAGCAATTGAGCACATTGAAAAAAGGCGAGACCACGAAAGCGCCTTAATTGAAATTCAAAAAGGGCTTATTAAACTTGAGCAAGATGGGCTAACTAAGTCTTCTGATGTTGATATTTCAGAGAACCCGACACAGCGTTGGGATGAATACCTTTACCGCAAAGAGAATCCAGGTTTACTTGGAGTTACTACAGGGTTTCCTACTATTGATTTAGCTACTGGTGGGTTACAAAACGGGCAACTAGTTATTATTGTTGCGCCCCCAAAAACTGGTAAATCAACCCTTGCCCTACAGATTGCTCAGAACGTTCATATTAAAGAGCATAAGGTTCCTATGTTTCAATCGTTTGAAATGACTAATCAAGAGCAGCTATCTAGATACGATGCAATGCGTGCTCGTGTTTCACACACACGTCTACAAAGAGGCGCTTTGAATCCAGATGAAGAGTCTCGCTATTTAGCAAAGTTAAAGGGGATGGAAAATTTAAAGCATAAGTTTTGGTTAATAGGTGCTACCGAAGGGGCAACAGTTTCTGCAATTGCTAGCAAGATTCAGGTGCATCAACCAGACATTGTGTTCATTGATGGTATGTATTTAATGATTGACGAAAATGGTGAGAAGCCAGGTAGTCCACAAGCTTTGACAAATATAACTCGTTCGTTAAAACGTTTGGCTCAAAGGGTAAACAAGCCAATTGTTATTTCCACTCAGGTATTGGAAAACAAAATGCGTAATGGTCAAGTAACAACGGACGCAATTGGTTACTCATCTTCTTTCCACCAGGATGCTGATGTAATTTTTGGTCTTCAAAGAGAAGATGAAAACGTGGATGATACGCGTTTATTAAAAGTAATTGCCTCACGTAACTCAGGACCAGCAGAAGTATCACTGCTTTGGGATTGGAACACAGGGGCCTTTAGAGAAATTACGGCGGATGACCTATGACCGTAGAAGAGATGGAAGATTTATTGGACAGACTGGGTATTGAAGTTGTTTCTATAAATGGCGATGAAATTAAAGCGCACTGCCCAGCACATTTAGAGCGTAAAGGTAAAGAGGATACAAACCCCTCTTGGTATATAAACGCTGATAATGGCGCTCATAATTGTTTTTCTTGCCACTTTAAAGGTGGTGTTACTTCTTTAGTAGAATACGTTCAAGGCGTAGACTCTGAGTTAGCAAAGAAGTGGGTCAATAGCGGAGAGCGAAATTTAACTAGGGCATTTGAAAAGTTATTTACACCAACACCTACCCCAGAGCAGACAATACCGATTACAGAGTCAATGCTTAGCGCGTTTATCTCACCACCTGATTACGCACTTAAGTCTCGCGGGATAACTCCAATTGCTGCAGAGTATTTTGGCATTGTTTGGAACTCAATTAACGAGAGTTGGATACTTCCCATAAGAGACCCTTACACTAATAAACTTATTGGATGGCAAGAAAAATGGTTTAAAGAACGACGCTTTAACAACTACCCACCAAAGGTAAGTAAATCATCTACGTTGTTTGGTTATGAACATCATTTAGGTTCTTCTATGGTTGTTGTAGAATCACCATTAGATGTTGCTAGGTTAGCCTCTATCGGAGTTTTAGGTGGCGTGGCTGTATGCGGTTCAGCAGTATCTAAAGACCAAATTAATCTTATTAGAAGCTCTAACCACATTATATTTGCAATGGATAACGACTCAGCTGGTTTAAGTTCATCTTCAACTTTGCTTGAATACTCTAAAGCTATGGGGTTTGAATGTTGGTTTTTTAACTATGAGCGGACAGATATGAAAGATATTGGCGCTATGAGCAAAGCTGAGATAATGTATGGCTTAGAAAACGCAAAGCATTCAATACAGGGGAAGAGAGCATTTTTATGATTATTGGGTTAAGCGGATACGCACAGTCAGGAAAAGACACTGTTGCGGGGATGTTGATAGGTTTATATGGCTATGACAACAGAGCTTTTGCTAGCAAAATTAAAGAGTTATTAATAGAGATAAACCCAAACCTTAATAACTATTTTGATTTAAAGGGCGCTGTAGATGCAGTATCTTGGGACCAAGCTAAACTTTCCGCTGAGGTTAGACGGCTACTTCAAGACCTTGGAGTTGGCGCCCGTAAAATATTTGGTGAAGATTTTTGGGTATCTCAAACTTTAAACGGTATTAAACCTGGAGATAAAATTGTTGTAACAGATGTTAGGTATCCTAATGAGGCTCAAGCTGTCAAGGATTTAGGCGGAGTTATTTGGCGTATTCAACGTCCAGGAATTTTTGCGGTAAATGACCATCCTTCTGAGTCAGCTATGGATGATTGGGATTACGATAAGGTAATAGTAAATAACTCTGGATTAGATGGGTT